TCTTGCATTTTTGCATAACTTTCTTATTTTACTACGTAGTAGTACTACTAGTAGTATTACAAGTACTACTACAGTTACCCTTAACTAGCATCAGAATATTTTCTTAGTACTACTAGTAGTCTACCAGTAGTAGAAATTAGTATTTGGAATTGATTCTGTTTTTTGCTTAAGTTTACCATCAAATTGGAAGTCGGAACAAATTAACTAATTAAGGAGGCTATTATGCCAGAAGTAGATGGAAAAAAATATGCATACACAGCAGCAGGTAAGGCAGCTGCAAAAAAAGCAGCAGAAGCAGGTAAAGCAGCAGGAAAAGCAGCTGGATACGCTGCTGGTAAAGGAGTAGGCGCTAGTGGAGTAGCAAGAAGTGCAATGAGAAAGGCTGCAGCACAAGGTCCAATGTATAGACAAGGCGCTGATAGAAAATCATTAAAAAAAGCAAGCAACAGAGACGCTGTAACTAAAAGAACAACAGGGTATTAATGGCTAAAACACCAGCATGGCAGCGCAAAGCAGGTAAAAGTAAATCTGGTGGCTTGAACAGAAAAGGTATTGCATCGTATAGAGCTGCAAATCCTGGTTCAAAGCTAAAGATGGCTGTTACTACTAAGCCAAGTAAATTAAAAAAAGGCAGTAAATCTGCTAAAAGAAGAAATTCGTTCTGCGCTAGAATGTGTGGAATGAAACGTAGACTAACTAGCGCTAAAACGGCTAATGACCCAAACAGCAGAATAAACAAAGCACTGCGTAAATGGAACTGCAATTGCGCTAAAGAACGAGCGAGAGAGTTAGGAGGCAAATAATATGGCTAAAGTAAGCTGGTTATGGGGAGGCAAAAGGTATTATGGTACTCTTATCAGAGAAACTAAGACACATAAGTTTGCTAGAACTCATAATGGTAAAATTAAAAAGATAAGGAAGTACAATGCATAAAAAGAAAAAGAAATATGCTACAGTATTTAGTACTAGTATTGGTAATCCTTGGCATTCAAAGGGAGAATAAGTTGGCTGAAAACATAAATAACTTAAATCAAGAAGTTTATAATGTTAGTGATGAGGATAATCCTAGAAATTATAATCAAATGGCTCAATTGTGGGGAGAACACTACCAAACTACTCAAAATCCCGCAAAAATGGCTAAATTCCAAAATGAAATGAGTGCACCAGAAAACGCAATGCTAATGAGTTTAGCGCAAAAAGGGGCATCTGCTTTTGGAGAGTCTGAAACAAACATGAGTGATGAAGATTTTAGTAATTTACTGTATCATACCGCATTTCACGAGTCTAACGCAATAAGTGGAAATCCAAGATTAGCTCAAATGGGTGGGGGACCAGGCTCATCATACTTTCAAGTAGAGCCAAGTACGCTAAGAGATTTAGTCACTGCAACTCAACCAGGAGGTGAAACTAACCCTACTACTCAATATTGGGGGCCTAGAGCATCTGAATTAACAGGATATAAAGCAGCAGACTTATATGCTATGAATGACGAGCAGTTAATGGCCTTACTTAGAAATCCAGAAAATCAATTATTGGGTGCAGTGGCAGCAGGAGCTAAGTATGCAAAATCTTTTAAAAATAAGGCTGTTAATGATACAATGGACAGTTATAACAAAGTAGAAGACGCTTTTAGATAGTGTACGATATACCAATAAACCATAAAGACCGAGGCAGAATAGTCTATACGGTCTATAGAAAGAACGAAGCAGAAGATAATGGGATTAAATTTAAATACTGGAAAGAAGCCGAAGAAGGAGAATATGCAATCTCTGATGACGATTATGTTGCAAAGGTCATCAGAAAGAAAGATTATGTGGCGGAAGACGGTCGTACTAGTATTTATCTTCGTTTTCCTTGGGGTTATACCTTTTATAATCCTAAGTATGCTTCTAAAAAACTTATTGTTGCTGGTCGTAAAACTAATGTAACTTTTACAGGTAAGAGTTATATAGAAGTCCAGGCGGGTCAGCAAAAGATGAAAAACCTGGCAACAATGTATGCGTTGAAACCAGATTACGATATAGCTATAGAATGGGCATTAGGCTCAGTAACTAGCTCTCAAAGACGTAAATGGCGACGCACTATGAAATCGGAGGTCTTTAAAAAGATGGTACGAGAACAATTAGCAAGTTTATTGCAAGAACAGGGTTTAACAGAGAAGTATACTCTTGATTTGCTAGAAGATGCTATAAGAATGGCTAAGGATAAGAAAGATATCCCTAGCATAATGCGTGCTGTAGAGAATCTGCAGGATATGCATGGCATGAAAGAAAAGTATATGGAAAAGACTGTAGACAAAATAGAGTCAAAATCTGTTTCTATGATTGACGATATCGTAAAAGAAGAGTCGCATATAGAAGCATCAAGGACTACTACTAAACCTATAGATGAGTGATTACGAAGAGCGCTATGCTCAACAGCAAGCGTTAAAGAAGTTATACACTAATATGGCATTGTTTGGAAGGTACTGCTTCCCAACAGCCCTCAAAAAGGAGATACCTCCTTTTCACTTCAACATATACAAGTCCTTATCCGACAACGAGCAGCGAAGGGTCGCAATAGCGGCCCCTCGTGGTACAGCTAAAAGCACAACTACCTCACTTATATTCCCATTGTGGAAAGCTGCGTTTAAAAGAAGCGATGAAGACCTGTTTATTGTTATTATATCAGAATCACAAACCCAGTCGATTAACTTTTTATCTAGAATTAAGTATCATTTAGCGCATTCAGATAAATTTAAAGAGTTATTTGGAGATATGGGGCCTGAAACAGCTAAGAGATGGACTAATAATGATGTAATACTTGCAAATGGTACTAGAATTATAGCTGTAGGTACAGGTCAAAGAGTTAGAGGGTTTATTGAAGGAGATACTAGACCTAATTTAATTATAGTAGACGATTTTGAGTCTGAATTGAATGCATTTACACCAGAATCTAGAGCAAAAAATAAGAAATGGATGACTGAAGCAGTAATACCGTCCTTATCAGACGACGGGAAACTAGTAATGATAGGCACAGTTATATCAGAAGATTGTTTCTTGTATTGGATAAAAGAATCTGCTTCATGGAATGTACTATGGTATAGTATATGGGATGAAGATGAAAAAAGTATATGGCCTGAACGATTTCCGCATGAGCGTATACTGCAAATAAAAGACGAGTTTGCAAGTATTGGTAACTTAAATGGCTTTTATCAAGAGTATATGAATATTGCCCAGTCACCAGATAATGCTCCTTTTAAACCTGAGTGGGTTCAAATGCATCATTATGATTACGAAATACGTAATGGGCAAGGTTGTTTAGTAAGAACAATAGATGAAGAAGAAAAAATAATACCTGTCGAGGTATATTCAGGAGTAGACCCCGCATCTTCGTTATCTGCTAGAGCTGACTACTTTGTTATTGCTACTATTGGCATAGACAATGAGAATAATAAATACGTAATAGATATACAAAGAGAGAGAGTTACTCCATCTAAGCAGCCTGATATGATAATTAATACATTCACAAAGTTTAAGCCTAGGCGTGTAAAAATAGAAACAACAGGATATCAAGAAGCATTGCGTGTAGGTGTAAGAGATATAATGAAAGAAAAAGGGTTATACATACCAGGACTAGAAGCTGGTGTAAAACCAAGAACTAGAAAATCAGAACGATTATTATCTATGGTCCCAATGTTTGCTAGAAAGCAATTTTACTTTAGACCAGAAGATATTAAAGCCCAACAAGAATTTCTATCATATCCTAGGGGAAAGCATGACGATGTTATGGATGCTATATGGACAGCTTTAGATGGAGCAAAGCCGTGCAGACTTAAAGAATATGATGAAAAAAAGTATGATAAAAAGAAGAAAAAGAAATTCCTTGATTGGATGACTATGTAGGAGTTAAATTGCAAGATGGCATATACCGCAAAAAAGAAACTTTCAGGCAAAGCTTTAGTTGATGACACATTAGACCTGTTCCAGAAATACGGTTCTAAGCGTGATAACTGGGCTAAGCATGCAAAAGAAGATAAAGAGTTTAGATTAGGGCGTCAATGGACGCAAGAACAAGAGGATATATTAAAAGCTAGAGGACAAGCTCCTGTAGTTGTAAATAGAGTACATCCTGCTGTTGAAGCTGCTAAGTCTATGATGTCTGCTAACAGACCATCATTTAGAGTAGCCCCTAGAGAAGATTCTGATAATAAAGTAGCACAAGTAATGAGTGCTATGCTTGCGTATATGTATGATATATCTGATGGTCGAAGTGTAGTTCGTCAAATGATAGATGATTATTATGTAATGGGGTTAGGCTATATTCACGTATATCAAGACCCTATGATGGATATGGGTAAAGGTGAGGTTTGCATACACGATGTAGACCCTCTTGATGTATACGTAGACCCTAATAGTAGAGATAAATTCTTTAATGACGCTGAAAATATTATAATTTCTAGATTATTTACAAGAGAACAGGCTGCTAATTTATATCCTATGTACGATAAGGCAATTAGAAATGCAGCTAATAATGCATCTGATTATGACCATGATAGACCAGAAACGGGTAGAGCTAATGATATGGCTACTCATTTTCCTGAAGATGTAGATAGAACAGATAATACTGAGTACCTTAGAGGATATGAAAGATATTACAAAACTACTGTTGACAGGTATCGAGTATATGAAATATGGAGTAAAAAAGAACTTTTATTAAATGAAGATGATTACGCCCAATATATACAAAGAAAAGCTTGGATTATAAATGGAGAGATAATTGACGATGCTGGTCAAGCAAAGATAATTTTATCTCAATTAGAGCAGCAGCGGCAACAATATCAAACTCAAATGGAATCTAATATGAACAGCATAGGGTTAGGTGGAGAGGCTGAAATACCTGTGTCTCCTGAGCCAATTAATGTTGAAGAAATTAGTTTTAAAGAATTAATTGAAAGACAGCTGATTCAATTAGTTGTAACTCAAGTAAAAAGAGTGCAAATGTGCGTCATAATGGGAGATAAGCATTTATACAGTAGAGAGCTTCCAATAGAAGATTATCCTATTGTACCATTTATGAGCTTACATACTAGAACTCCTTATCCTCAATCTGATGTACGAATGATAAAAGGATTACAAGAGTATATAAATAAAATGCGTTCATTAATAGTGGCTCACGCAACTACAAGTACTAATACTAAGATACTTGTACCAGAAGGCAGCGTAGACATGAGTGAGTTTGAACAAAAGTGGGCACAGCCTGGGGTTGCAATTCCATATGACCCAACAGATGGCGCACCAATGCCTGTTCAACCCTCTCCGCTTCCAAACGAACTATATAGCGGAGAGCAAGTAGCTAAGCAAGATATCGACCATCAGTTAGGATTATATGAAATGATGATGGGAAATGCTCAGGCTGCACCACAAACTTACAAAGCTACAATTAGCCTTGATGAATTTGGACAAAGAAAAATTAAATCAAAATTAGCTGATATTGAAGCTGGCTTAACTAAAGTTGGTCAAATAGCCATACCTTTAATGCAGCAACTGTACACGCAAGAAAAAGTGTTTAGAGTGATACAACCTAATAACTCATTAAGCGAATTTGTTATAAATAAAAAGCTTGTTGATGATAAAACAGATGAAATTACTACATTTAATGATATTACAGTTGGAAAATATGACGTAATTTATCTATCAGGTAGCACATTACCTTCTAATAGATACGCTGAACTTGAATTTTATATGGATGCTTATCAGAAAGGATTGGTTGATAGAATTGAAGTTCTCAAGAAGACAGAAGTATTTGATATGGAGGGTGTTGTTGAAAGAACCGACCAAGTTGGTCAACTCCAAGCACAACTACAGCAAGCTACAGACGAAATTAAAAGGTTAAAAGGCGACCTACAAACTAGAGATAGAGAGTCAGTTAACCTTAGAAAAAGAATTGAAGTTGAGAAGTTTAAAACAGAACTTGACCAAGTTAGCAATAAAGCAAAAGCTGCAGGTTCTATTTACGAAAAACGACTTGACGACAATATGGCCGTAATCAGACGAGATGTCGCTGATTCAATTAAAAAAGAGACTTCTACCTCTTCAAGCGGCAAGAAGAGCAAGTCGAAAG